GTTAAAGGGCTATTTGCGACACTAAAAGCACTCGGCATAGATAAACCTATGGAAGTGATTAAAGTAGGGAAGGTTGTCAAGTTTCCTGCTCCGTTTACATATTGTAAATTAGTTCCGTTGAATCCTATGTTAATCGTTCCGCTTGTAGTAATTGGTGAGCCTGTAATGTTTAAACTATCTCCTGTTTCGGTAATCGCTACACTCGTTACTGTTCCTGTTGCACCTGAAGCCCTTTGCCATATAGAACCTGAATAAATAACTTGGTCGCCTACCACAAAAGCAATCGGACCAGCACCGAAGTTAACAGTACCTGCAACATTACATAAGTAAACATCCCCCTGATTTCCTGTACCATTTACAAGGGTTGGTGTGTTAGTAGCAGCATTCCAAGTACCTTGATATTCCATCACGCTATTTGGTAACTGACTAACTAAAATCTTACCATTGACATCAAGTTGCGGAATACCATTAGCAGCATTTATAGGCAAGGAATTAACTACCCCAGTTGTTCCTGTTAAAACTCCACTTAAATTCCTCACTTTTGCACCTGCTGAAACTACAATTTGATTTGCCATCTTATATTAATTTATAACTAAATTATTGAAATAATGCCCTAATAAACTCCCCACTTTCTAATACCCTGCCAAATGTCAATACCCCTGTCGTACTATTCCACTTTACTTGCTCATCAACAGGAGTTCCTGTCGTTAAAATATCTTGAACATCTATTCCACCACGAGAAACATAAAGACAAGCCTTGCCTATCATATCGCCATAAGTAATAGTTGTTTCTCCACCTGCTGCAACAGTTCCCTTTGTGTAAACCGCACCACCAGCAACAATAACTGTTCCACTTGGACTGATTGTCGTTCCTGTTGTTCCATAAGCACCTGTACCTTGTAACGATACACTATACGTTGCTATGTCCGTATAAGGTGCGTTAATTTGTAAACTTGTTAAATTACAATTGCCACTAATTACTACTAACCCATCAACCCCATTATCAATAACAAACTTTACTAAAATTGTAGTTCTATTTTGTTGCTGCTGAAGTAAGAATAAATATCCATAACCATTTAACGTTACAAGTCCATCGCAATTAACACTCCAAGTTGCAGTATCGTTTTTGTATTCTCTATACCACGCACTCGTTTGAGATGTTACCTCTTTTTGGTCTACATTAACACTAAATGTGCAATTTGTAGAACACGAAAAAGCAATATCCCTACCTGCTGGGTAAGTTACCGAAGGAGGTTCAAAATAATACAACATTATATTTTTGCCCTGTACATTGTTTGCCATAATTACAAATTTAAGTATATATTCCTATTATCACCCCATCAATCCTTATTTGATAAACTTTTGTATTAGGAAATACTGTTACAACCTTATACCATAAATATTCTCCATCAAAAGGAACTGCTCCATCTCCATCTTCATAAAATACATCTCCATAATCAGGGTCAGTTATTCCATTTAATGTATATATTTCACTTGTAGTTAAAGTTCCTGCCAATGCCTCTGCACTTGTTACATAACCATTAGACCTTAAATGAGCAACCGAAGGAACAAATGGCGGTGTACTTGTTGAACTTATTATTTCATAAATATTAGCATCTACATTAACATTATTTATATCTAATAATGTGCATCGTATTGTATCATTAAATAAATCAATTGTAGTATTACCGACAATATATTGTTTATTAGCAACACTTATTTGTGCAGGGTCAGTATCACTTGCTTTTATTCTCATTGCACCACTGAATCTACCATTTAATGTATTCATACCCATAAATGAAGAATCAATATTAATTACATTCTTATTTAAATTGTTTGAATATTGTCTTATTACTAATTGACTTAATGAACGATACTTATCCGATAAATATTCATAACGATACCAATTCTTTAAATTTAATCCATTTACATCTGCTAAAAACCCTTTATATGAATAATACCCATTGTATGTATCATTAAATCCTATTTCTAATTCTGCATTAAAAACATATTCATTTGAATTAGATAATGAACCAACACATTGATAAGATACAAATGCTGGTTCAATTGTAAATAAAAAGTTATTTACTGTATTTGCTATTACTGTTGATTTCCAATATGCTGAATCAGGTTTTGCCAATATATATTCAAAGTATATTGTTCCCGATGCAGGTGAAGGTGGCAAGGATAAATTTAATTCAGTTAATACAGTATCTACTTCGTAAGGTTCATAATAATAACTTGTACCTCCAAATTCCCACTCTTTATTATTATCTATGCTATAAAATCCACTTGGTGTTTGTAAATGAATCTTTAATATAAAAAAAGCATCTGGTACATAAGCCCCGACTTCTACAACACTTGAATTAAATGAAATATGTATTACTTCATTATATGCAATTTTTGGGAAATAATTAGGTTTAACTGAAGCATCATAAGGTGGCACAACATTAGTAATATCTATATAATAATCGTTTGATAGTTTACTAGGATAAGATGCTACAAATATCAAACCGCCATTTGCATTTTCATTCCAACCATAAGCGTGAAATAAACCACCATAAAATTCAGTTTGTTTTAAATCCCAGTTTGTAAGATAGTTTGAAGGATATTCAATATTCTTATCAAATTGTACTTTATTATAACCCTTTCTTAATAGTTTTACTTGTGTATTATCAACAAAAAATAAACCTGTTGTATTATTTGTATATCCATTAATTAATCCATTAAAAGATTTTTGTCCTGAATTAATAACATAACCAGCATTATCGTATTCAGTAAACCAATATGATTCTTGTGCAAATTGAGATACTGAAACTATATACCATTTTCCTTGTGCTTGAAATAATCTTGCACCAAATGATTTAACTATTTTAGTAAGTATAGATAAGCAATTTTCAACAACCGCATCATTATTAATAAAGGTGGCAAAATTTAAATAAGATTGTGTTAATGGGTCAGCCCAAGTTAATGATGACCTATTATACATTCCATCTGCGTAATAACTTATTCCTGTTATAATATTTAAATTTGTAGGAAAAGAAATTGCATTTAATGAATTTAATAAAAAATAAAAACAAGTGTTAAAATTACTTAATACATAATTATTTGCTAAAGGAAATTTAATTTTTTCTAACATTCCTAATCCATCAATAGCGTTAAAAGAAAGTTCTTTTCTACCTGTTGTAAATGAAAATTCAACACTATCACTTAAAGCCCATCCAGTCCATTCTAAATTAGAACTATAATAAAGTTTACATAAATATTTTCTATCGTTTAATGTAGTTAAGTTTGGCATATTATTAATGTCATCAGTAACATCTATTGCAACACTTAATTGACTTGTATAAATAGGCTCAAAAATATCATCACTTCTAGGTATATATTGCAACTGAATTGTAGTTGCAGGATATTCAATTAAAGCACCTGCATATCCATCTTCTAACATATACAATATTGAAATACTACCGCTTTTGGTAGCCATTGTAATTTTATATTTATTAACGTATGCCATTAAATTCCTCGTCTTAAGTTAAGTGAATAATTAGACCTTTGTAATGCTAAAACCAAATCGTTGCCCTTTAATACAAATGAACCGCCACTCATTCCACCTCCTGAATTAGCACCTGCAGAAAATGCTTTCCCAAAAAAGTTATCTAATTTAGATAAAGGCATAATTGCTTCACTTTCTCCGCCCTCACCTACCATTGCAAATGTTGGTTTACTTACTATTCCACCTTCAGCCAATTTAGGGAATCCTAGTAACTTACCAAGTCCACCCAATATTTCACCACCACCATTTGATGGCATAGGAACACCGCCCATACCTAAAGCACTCATAATAGCTTTAAATATTAAAGCTTGAACAACAAGTTGGGCTAATTCTAAAACCATATTTTTAAACATATTTGTAACTGCTTCTCCAATATTTTCGCCTTGAGCAAGTGCTTGAAATATACTACCTACACCTTGAGAAATAAATTGTGCAGTAGTTGCTGCTTCGTTTAATAAATAATTAAATTTAGCTTGTTCACTTGCTGCTTTATTAATTGCATCTGCTTCTATAAGTGCTTGAGATGGACCTCTACCTAAAAGTCCTTGCGGTGCTTCTGGTGCAACAGGAGATAATGGTTTCTCTAGTTTAATTATGTCTCCAACTGGTGCTTTAACTACACTTTTTAATGCTTGAAAATTCTTAACAACTTTTGTAACAGTATTATTTAAAGTTTGCGCTCCTTTATCCATTACATAAAATGGATTATTTAAAGCTAAAGTTATTGTATTAGTTAATTGTGCATTTAAATCTAGAATACCATTTTTTAAATTTATTGCTGCATTTCTTGCATCAATATTAGCATCCTTTGCTATAGCTGTTGACCTAGCTTGAACAATTGAAGCGTCAGCATATCCGTTAGACATATTTTTTGTCATTTCTAACGTCTTATAATACTCCCTTCCAGTTTGTAGTATTTTTTTATTTGCATCCGCTAAAGCAATAGTTTTATCAGCAATTTCATCAATATATCTTGAAGTAATTGCTTGTGCTACTAAAGCCTCCGTATATAATTTAACTGCATTTTTAGCATCATTGGTTGTTTTAATTGTACTTGCATAAGCAGCATTTACTTTACCTAATTCATTTACAACCGCACTTAAAGCCTCTTTTCTCCTAGCATCAGTATTGTTTGCATTTTCAGCAACACTAATATAGGCAAGTAATTTAATTCCATTTTCAGTTGCAGATGCTTGTGCTTTATCTAAACTTTCTTTTAATTTATCTTGTGCTTTACTTGCTTCGGTTGTTCCATTAATAAAACTTGCTATTTTCGGACCGAATGCGACTATCAAAGATGAAACAACACCTAATGCAAGACCAATACCTGCTGGACCCATTAAACCTTTTGCCATTTCCTTTAATGCGCCACCTGCAGAACCGCTTGTTTCTTTTAATCTTTGGAATGATTCTAATAATGGGTTTAAGTTATTAGCTATACCTATAAATCCGTATGGAGCATCTTGAGCAACCCTTGAAACATTGACCAAAGCCTGTGTCGCTTGATTACTTGCACTAGGAATTTTTTTAAACGCATTACCTAATTGAGTTGTAGCAGCAACAGTTTGTTGCATATTATCAACCGCTTGTTTATTATCAGCGGTTATCGTAATTTTTAAAGTTTCTTGTGCCATTTTATTATTTTACTCCATACAACTTTAATGTCCTCGCCAATTGCTCTTCAGTTAGTTTAGGCTTTTCATCCTCCACTTCATCACTAGGCAAAGGGAAAAAGGACTTTATACTTTTCGGATTTTTATCCGTTGAATTTGACCTATATATCATATAGGCTAAAGTTCTTGTCCTTTCCCATTCCTTTATCTGCTGATTCTCGTAAGCCTTTTTATATAATAAAAATTCTCGCCAAGTAAGTTGCCAAAACTCATTAATTGTCAAGCCAACTTCTATTGCGAGAATAATTATTGAATCCCAGCTATATATTCCTATTTTTTTTTTCCTTTGTCTTTGGTTACTTCGGCATTTTCTTTTGTTTCAGGTATCATTGAAGTCTGCATAAATTTAATAAAATCTATTAGCTGACCATCTTTTGCAGATAACCCACCAACCTCATCAATCCAATCGCAAACGATAACATCGTTAAATTCAATTGGTTGATTTAGTGTCTTACATCCGCTTTCGGCAGATGCTTGAATTATATGCACAATTGTTCCTAATTCAAAAGCCCCACTTGATAAAATATTGATTAAGTCCAAAAGAGATTTATTCTCTAATTCGCAAAATCTTTTCATCGCCCAAGTACCCCATTTTAAAGGGATTGTTTTGTTGTTGTTCAGTCTTAATTCAAACATAGTTTAGTTGTTGTTTTACGCTTGTTCAGTTTGTGCAATTGGTGGAACACATACTACAAAAGTTGCAGTAAATTTCACATCATCGCCATCATCTGCCTGTACTCCAAAATCGCTAATAAATACAGTGCTTGTAGAAAGTCCACCATAATATACATCACCTGAAGTTGGAGTTGCTTTACCCATTTTAATAGTAAAAATAGTTTTAGCAGCGTGTGCTGTGTACAATTGTTGGTAAGAATCCTTACTTGGACTTCCTGTTTCATCAATTGCAAATCCTTCACACTCAAAAGATTGTGAAAATACAGGACTTGGTGTGTATTCATTACCACACTTTGAAGTTGCATCAATCGTGTCGTTAGTTGATGTCAATGAGTTTGTCGTTAAACAAGCCACAGGTTTAAAAGTTGTACCTCCAGCTAAATCTGCTAAAAGGAGATAATCCCTTGCTGATACTTTAGTTTCTGCCATTTTATTTTAATTTTGAGTTATTATTAAATTGTAAGTTATTATTGTTCTAAATACGTTATCCAAAGGGTTTAAACCATCTAAATTTCTAATTGCACCCACTACCAAACTTGAAGCATAAAACCCATTTGCTAGGGTTATATTCGTGTCGGAATTGATTGCATTTAGTATTAAATCGCTTATTGTTTCGGCTCTTTTATATCCAAAGTTACTATTTTTTATGACAATGTCAACATCAATGGTAACGGCATTCGTATAACTGATTTTTCCTTGTTCCTGTGCGGATGTTCTGCCTGTCATAATTATATATTCATCAGTTGCAGAATCAGGTGCTATCCCATCATAAACAGGTAATGCACTTGAACTTGTCAAGTTGGTATAAAACCATTTCTTTATTTCTATATTAGGATTAAGCATTTAATAATTTATTTAGTCTTTGTATAAGTTTAGGTTTCTCCATTTCGTAAGCTGGAACTAAAAATGGTTGTGGTCGCATACCTTTTCTTAATATGCTTAAAGCTATTACATAAGCCAAACCTTTATCATTTTTACCATTACCAACTCCTTTACGCTTTACCCACAAAGTTAATGCTTCAACCATATCCTTAAACTTGCCTCCGCTTTTACCTTTAAATTGTTGAGCATAAGATTTGAAATCAGCAGGTACGCTTACTTGTGGTCCAGTGCCAAATTCAACATAAGCCGAATACGAAGCGTTAGCTGCAACCGAATATGTCAACTCACCATCTTTTGTAAGTGCTATTGAGTTCCTTAATTGACCAAAGTTTACAGGTGCTAATCTTTTAGCCTGATTCTCTATTTTTAGTGCAGATGCGTTTATTTCATCACTTACATCAACTTTTAATGCAGTAGTCAAGTTTTTTAACTTGCCTTCAAGTTCTTTAAATCCAGTTAAACTTACTGCAAATGCCATTATGCGTACATTAATATTTCGTAAAATCTAAACTGATTCTCTACATCCTTTATTGAATGTATTGTGTACATTTCCCCTTCTGCCTCTATTTTGTACATATTGTTAATTGTTACATCGTACCTGATAAATACTTTAGCAGAACGAGTAAAACTCAATTGTAATTCTAACAATGCCCTATTCTCATCCATAGGTCTAAAATCCCCAAATACGACCTCTTGTAAGGCATAGGTAGTTGTGTAGCCACCTTGCCCATCAGCGGTGATTGTAGGCACATATAAGCCTATTTCCGAGTACATTGTGTTGGCATCAACATAGTTTGCCTTTTTGCTTCCTATCCTCATAATATTGGGCTTATTCTTGTCCA